GACAGTGCCTTGTTCGTGGCACGTGGACCCAGCGTTGTTATAGATGCGGTAGTAGCCGATAGCCGTACCTGCGGCTGCTCCGGCCAAGCCGGTTGATGCCCACGAGCCACTGAGCGCTTTTGATCGTGCTGAGGCGTTGGCGTAAAAGTCAGACGGCAAGATCATCTCGACCAGCTTTGTGCCGGAATCCGCCGCCGCACAGTCTGCCGGGATGGAACCGCTAAACATACGCAGCATCGCCGACGCGCCGATGGTGGTTTCGATTGAATCAAGTGCGGCGTTTACGACTGCTGTGGATAATTGAATTGGTGGCATGATTTCCTCTGGTCGGTTGCGTTTTGGTTACCGCCTTACTTCTTTTTGCGGGTGGCTTTTGGCTTTGCTGCATCCGTGGTGTTGTCGCTTTTGTCACCCACGTACTCCGCACAGCCGACTTCTTCAACAAAGTGCTTTGCCAGTTCTGCTGATACACGCGCAACATCGCCGCTGCTGAAATTGCCAAAAACGGCGTTGCAACCGGTGGTTCTGAACTTGATTTCGCGTTGTGACATGGTTTCTCCTTGGGGGATAAAAAACGGGAGTGCATTTGTGTGCACTCCCGTTTCTTTTTGCTGCAGTCTTTCCGGAATTAAGCTGGTGTGAGATCGCCGTAACGGACTGCGGCTGGACGCTCGACCGCCAACATGGCGCGACGCTCTGCACGCACGGTGATGAGGTTGCGCTGGAAGTTGTCGGTATCGGAATCGGACAGCTCGACCACCACTTCGTCACGCTTGTAGAACGTGGCGGCTTGTGCCAGGTTGGCCACCATCACGTTATCCGCTGTCACGGCATTGGATGCCACCACCGGCAGGCCGAACAACGAGGCTGCGATATCCATGCCAGGATCACCCAAGATGTAACGACCGGTGGTGTCTTTTGCCAAACGCATGGTCCAGAAATCGCCTGGATTCAACACAATGACATCTGCCGGGAAATCTGCCAAGGCGCAGTCGCCGATGATTTTGCCAATCAGGTCAAAACGATTGGTTGCCGAGAGGCCCAATGCCGTGAGTGAGGCGGTGGTGTAACCGTGCGCGGTGAAGTTGCCGGATTTGGTGAAGCCGGAAATGTTCGGTGCGGTGCCGTTGCCGTTGATGATCTGGTTTTCAACACGCAGATTGCAACCGTAGATCAACCGGAAGTTGATGTACGCCGCCAGAGCTGGGTTGTCTTGCGCGAGCTGCTTGGAGATCTTCAACCAGTGGGCGATCGTCGCGACCGGCTCAGTCACCAGCGTGGTGGTGACGGCGCTTTCTGCCTTGACGGCGCCTTCAGTTGCTTCCGCTGCGGCGTTGGTGAAGGTGGCCTCACGAACATAATCCACTGCGTTGCTGCTGGTTGGCAGCGTGGTGAGCAGCTGCTCCAAGGTGAGCGCGCGGAAGGCACCGCCAACAACGGATGGCTTGCGGTCGCTGAAGGTGTTGCCGATGGCGTTGGTGATGGTGTTTTTGACTTCCATTGCCACTTTGCCGCGGCCGCCTGCCTTTTGGAAGGCTTGGTAGTCTGCCGACTTCACGAACTGGGCACCAACCGATTCGTCTTTCTGCTTTTCTTCACCGGGCGCGCTGGATTTTTGCTCGATGGCCAAGAGGCGATCAGCCAGGGTGCGCTGCTCCGTACCCAGAGTGTCAATGGCGTTTTTGGTTTCGGTCGAGATTTTGCCAATGGCGGCGATTTCGTTTGAGGCTTTTTCGTCGTACTTGGCCATCTTGCTTTCGATTTGGTCAAGCGACTTTTGGATGAGCTCGATGTTGCCCATACCAGCAAGCAAGGACAGGCCGACAATTTCCGGCTGCATCAAGACGTGTTTGGCGACGTCGAGAACATTCACGCCGGCGGACTGAAAGCCGACGGCAACGATGGCGGTCAACGCCAGGCAGGCGATGGTGATACTGAGATTCTTGGATTTCATTGTGACTCCTAAATGATGGGATGGTGTTTGGTTAGAGTTCCGCTATGCGGCGAGGCGGGCGATACGATCTGCCAGCGCTTTTAGTTCTGCATCAGGTTCCTGCCCAGCGTCCCGCTTGGCAAAGACGTCTTTTGCGCGGGCAGTGAGCGCCTGTACTGCCCCTTTCGAGAGACCACCTACATCCCGCAGGAATCGCTCGTACTCTCTGACGGTATCGATCTCGGCAATTTCTGCGACGATCTCTTCCGAAAATGTTTGAAACTTGACGCTGCCGGCTTCTACACGCGCAGCGGCGTCTGCCGGAAATACAACCGGCGAGACTTCCACCAGGTTGGCCCAGCGGCGAATGACGCGGTGGCCGTCTTCGGTTTCGTCGTAGTCGCCCTTCTTCAGAAAGCCGCCGATCGAGAGGCCGTCAATGGTGCCGTGCTGCATGGCGGCGCGCACATCGCTGGCGCGCGACAGGTTTGGCGTGAATTCGCCTTCAACAAACAGGCCGTGATCGTCTTCCTTCGCGACGGTCCACTTGCCGATCGGCATGTCCCAGCTGTGGTCATAAAACATCTTGGGCTTGCCGTTGCTGCGCAGGGTGGATTCGAATGCACCCTTGATGATGGTGTCGCCATAGCTATCGACGCCACCAAAGACGCTGGCGTAACCGGCAAAGGTGCCTTTGGCGCCGTCGACCTTCAGTTGCACATCATTGAGCGAGATTGTTTTGCGAAGTAGCATCGCTGCCTCCGGTGTTAAGTTTGACTTTGCCTAGTAGCGTTAATGGCACCAGGTTGGATTGCGCGGTGAGCTCGTCGCCGCCGGGTAACGGTGGATCGTTTTCGAGCTGGCGACATTCGTTGCGGGTGCGCAGACCGTTTTGAACGGCCTTTGCGTAACCATCCATGCGCTGGGGGAGGCTGCCCCGTAGCAGCGCATCAAAATGCCACTCCGCGTGCAGCGTGGCGCGCTGTGTTGGTGTGAGCACGCGTTTGCGCACGGCTTGCTCGATATTCACGAGCATCGGGCGAATGCTGAATTTGTAGAAGCCATCGATGATCTGCTCGATCCCGCTGCCCCACGCGGTGACGTTGCTGTGGTGCACGAGCACGGGCGGCACGTCGTACCACCGGCAGATCTGCTCCACTGAGTGCTTGCGCGATTCGAGCAGCTGCTGCTGTTCGGGCGTGATGCTGATCGACTCGTACTTCATGCCCGCTTCGAGCACTTTGAGCTTTGCGGTGCTGCCTTCGGCGAGGTCTGCAAAGTTTTGCTTCAGCCGCACCCGCTGCTCATCGGTTAGCACTTGATCCAGCATCAAGATGCCGGTGGATTTGCCACCGTTGGCAAACGTGGTGACGGCGGCTTGCTGGCCATAGGCGGCCTCGGCGATTGAGGCGCGCATGAATTCCAGCTTATCCAGCGCCGTGGTGCCGTTGCCCAGATTCTTGAGCACCAGCACGTTTTGCTCAGCAAATGCGGCGACGTTTTCATCCACACGGTAGGCGTAGACAATCGCGCCATCTGGCTGCACATGCGCCTGCACCTGGTCACTGGGCATTGGCCACAATGCAACGGCTTCACCTTTGGCATCACGGTCGATGCGTGCATACGAGACGCCGCGCAGATCGTGCCAGAGAATCATCGCGCGCCAAAACTCGAACGGGGTCATGCGTGAATTCGGTGAATCGTGCAGCAGCTGATACAGCCGCGTGGTGCGGGCGAGGCTCTTGGTGCCACCGTTCGCGCTATACACAAAAAACGGTAGGCTGGCGATGGTGGTGGCGCGGCGATCAATACATGCCCAGATGGTGTCGAGCTGCAGCGCACGATCACTGGTGACCGGAATGAGGTTAGGCGCGATCGGGCTGCTAGGCGCGCCGATCTGCAGGCCTCTCCCGGTCGTGAGCCCGCCGGTACCCAGCCTGAAGTAGCTCAGCAGTGATGTGAAGAAATTTGCCATCAAGTGGATACCGGTTCATTGAGAAACGCATCAATGTTGATCTTGGGTTTCGTGGTTTGCGCCAAACCCACGGCCATCACTGCAGCAACCGCGCCATCGATGCGGCCGGTGGCTTTCGCTTTATCTAGCTTGCGATTGCCGGCGGGGTCTTCGATCACCACCGCGTTGGCAGCGCACCAGGTCATCACGGGGTTGCCGTCGTGCTCGATCTGGTTGTTCAGCAGCTTTCTTTCGAATTCATCAATCGCCGGCGCCATGTCTTTGTAGCCCTGACCAAAGGCGACCAGCGGCAGGGTGAGGCCATCTTCCGCTAACAGCATTTGTAGGTCTTCAATGCGCCAACGGTCGTATGCGACGCCGACCAATTCAAACGACGCGGTGATCTGCGCGAGGTACTGTATGACAGACTTTTTGTTGATCGCCCTGCCCGGCAACGCTTGTAACCAGCCTGCGTCCCGCCAGGCTAAATACGGCACGCGGTCTTTGTCAGCCTTATCCAGCAGCCCTTCCGACGGCAGCCAAAACATGGTCTTGAGCGCCCATCGCTCTTGATCGTTACGCGGCTCAAACATCAGCGCCAACGCGGTCAAGTCGGTGGTGCTCGATAGATCGAGACCGGCATATACGCGCCGCCCTTTCAGCTGCTCAAAGCTGATGGCTTGTTTCGCTGAGCGCCAAATGTGCGGTGAGAGCCAAGGATTCTCGGCTTCAGTCCATACACAAAAATTGAGGCGCTTCACGAGTGCTTCTTTTGCGGGCATGCCGCGCGCCTGCGTTACCTGTTCGCGCAGGTATTGCATGCCTGGTAACTCTGGCAGGCTTGGGTTCACTTTCACCCAGCACGATTCGTCGGCAAACGGATCGTCTTTTTCGTCCAGCGCGCACACGTAGGCGAAAAAGCTGTCATCTTCCAACGCACCGCTGGCCACCCGGCATGCGTACTCGTGATAGCTCCAGCACACACTTGTCTGCCCGCTGCCTGCGTTCGTGATCATGAAGATGATCGGTTGCTCGCGAGACTTCACGCCGGCGCGCATCATCTCGATCACGTTGCCATCACGATGCTCGTGCAACTCATCGATCAAGCCAACATGCGGGCGCGGACCAGACTGGCCATCGTCAGAACTGATCGGCCGAAAGAATGACATCGTGGCGTTGTATGCCAGGTTCCATTCTTTGCCGGCGGCACCGCTAACGTGGCAGCGTGTTTTGAGCTCTGGCGAGTAGTGGTACATCGCGATCGCGTCGCGAAACAAAATCGCGGCTTGGTCTTTCTTTGTTGCGGCGCTGTAGATCTCCGCACGCTGCTCACCGTCGGCGACTAATCCCTTGATACCCACGCCGGCGGCGAGCGGCGATTTGCCAGAGCCCTTAGCGGTTTCGGCGTACACCATCCGGAAGCGGCGAGTGCCAGTGGTTGTCTTCCAGCCGTACAAACTGCCAACGATGAAGTGTTGCCACGGCTTTAAGTCGAACGGCTTGCCTTCGAACTTGCCGCCATTGAGCCGCAGCACGTCAGGATAAAAATCAATCGCCAGCTCGGCGGCGGCTTTATCCCACACCAGCCCGCGTTTGCTGCCTTCCTTCAAATCTCGCAGATGCCGTGCACACGCATCACGAACGTGCGGACCGGCCACAACTTTTTTTGCAACAACGGCGCGCGCATATGCGGTCGCGCGGTCAGGCGCAGCCTTTCGCTTTGGTTTAACCGGCGAAGTGGCGGGACGCGGCGTCCGGCGCTTGTGGCGCTCCGGGGTTTGTGTTGTTTGCATCGGGGAATAGAGGCAACTGAGCTGAGAGCGTGGTGAAGCGCGTCCGCGCGCTTGGCGTCATTCCAAACTCACACATAAATTTGTGCATCTGATCGGCAGCGCGGTTGCTGATCTGCAGCAAAACACTCATCTGGCGATAGCCTGAAGGCGTCGTCTCAACCAGGGCATCTTCGCCGGCCACTTTGAGTTTCGTTTCAGCGGCAGCCCACCTCGCATAGGCTTGGCAATACACAGCAAACGCCGCGCGGTCTAGTTGTGAAATCAAGCCTAGGCGGATCAGCTCGGCGCCAAGGCGGTTCCACTCGGCTTTCGCCAGATCGGCCAAGTGCTCGGGCGGATCAGGAAACACACCATCCGGCTTTAATTCGTTGCGCAGCTCGGCGCTCGATTTTTTCGACGGGTTGCCATTCAGCATGTGCACATTCGCCGGCAGCGGCGCTGGACCTCGCTTCATTTTCGATTCCTGACTGGGGGGATACCCCCCTGCTATAACTCCCGCTTATGCACGCGAAGTTGGGCAAGCGGTCTAGAGTCCGCCAGCCTGTGACTTTTTACCCGCCCCCACCCCTTGATTGAGCGGGTGCCAAGGATGAGTTGGGTCGATCGGCAGTCCATCGAGATCGCAGCCGGAAACTGTGCCGCTTTTCTCCAAGCGTTGCTTGTGCCGGTTGTGGCATGGCTCGCACAAGGACTGGCGATTCTTTGGATCCCAGAACAAAGCCATGTCGCCACGATGCGGCACGACGTGATCGACTACGGTTGCGGCGATTGACTTGCCTTGTTGGGTACACATCACGCAAAGCGGATGGTTTCGCAGGTGACCCAAGCGCACCTTTTGCCACCGATAACCATACGGGCTTTTCGTCGCTGGCATAGTTTAGGCTTTGGTCGTAAAAACACCGACAGCGCGTTTGCGTCTGCCGGTGTTGCTGGCGTAGTTCTAACAACTTAGCGACATTTAACATCACGTCCGCCACTTTCAGTTAGTTTTTCTTCATCTACCGCAAAGGCCGCGCCAGTGCTTGAGCTGCGGGTAGGATAGACGCGCGTTTTCTACGCAGCTTTGGTGGCTTCGTGGGTGTTTCAGCAGGCGCGGC